CAACAACTAATTAGAAAATATAGTTTAGATACTATGTGGGATAATATACAGACAGGAACAATAAATGCAGATAGAATTAAGACTGGCAGTATAAATGCCAATTTAATTAAATCTGGAACCATGACAGCGGATAGAATTAAAGGTGGCACTTTAATTCTAGGTGGAGAAAATGATGTTAATGGTTCTATGCAAATAAAAGATGCATTTGGAAATAATTTAGTTTCAATTGGAGAAGAAGGAATAAAACTTGAAAATGGAACACAATTAATTACTGAAGATGGAATTTTAAGTGTCATACAATTTGGCAAGTATGAATGGGAAAATGTTGGTTTTAGCGCAGACCCTTCAAGCAATACTATGTGGAAGATGACTTACAAAATTCCCGTATATATTCCAAAAGGATATACTATATTAGACGCAAGAGTTGTTTTAATGCATTCACCAATTAAATGGAGTGGATATGGAAAAAGTGGTTGGGGATATTGCAGAAATTTAAAATTATATAAAAACGAGCAATCGTCAGAGTGGTATGAAGAATTGGTATTAGATTCTGAAGGATTTACTGACGAAGAATATTATACAAACGAAATAGAAAAAGCTTTTGGTAATAGTGGATTTTTACCATCTGTTCCATCAAATGAACTGCATAAAGTTGAAACAGTTATTAGTAGCAATATTGCTAGACACTTAGTAACTGATAAACGTATTACACTTCAAATACATTCAGCTGATAATCTACCTGAGTTTAATATTGATGTAGGAGATGTGTATAGTTCAAAATGTTTAAATAGCACAGGAAATTGCATAGCTTTATTAACAGTAATAGGTTTTTATAAAGGAGGTAAGTGATGGACATTGAATTTACTAGAGGTGATACTCAATTTTTTAAGTTTCAAATTAAAGATGGTGAAGGAAATCCAATCCAATTAACTAGCGAAGACAAAGTTTATTTTACAGTTAAGCAAAATGCTAATAGTGAAGATATATTAATTCAAAAGAGATATTCAGATGATATTCAATATTCTGAAGGGTATTTTAATTTTGTTTTAAATTCAGAGGATACTTCCGATTTAGCTTATGGAACATACAATTATGATATAGAATTAAAATCGGGTGATTATGTTAAAACTTTGGGCCAAGGAACTATTACATTAACAGAAGAAATTACTTTTAGGAGTGATGAATAATATGAATGAAATAAATGATTTAATAAATTCAGATATAGAAACTAGAGAAATAACAGATTTAAGCAGTAGTGAATATGAGAATTATAGTGTTAGTGATTTAATCAATATCCCATTGATTGTTGGACCACAAGGACCACCAAATGTTTTAAGTATTGGAGAAGTAAAGACTGGAGAAAAGTCAGCTGTAGCTATAAGAGGAGATTCACCAAATCAAATCTTAGATTTTACTCTGGAAAAAGGTGATAAAGGAGAAATTGGAGAAAGTGGAGTATATATTGGAGATACTGAACCAATTGATGAAGTAATAAAAGTATGGTTGCAACCAGATGGTAAAGGGTCTAATATCTTGAAAATAAGAAATAGTGAAGGTGAATTTGAAGGTGTTTTAAGCATTAAAGGAGATCAAGGAATACCTGGAGAAAATGGAGCAAATGGAAGTCCAGGACCTGCTAACACACTAACAATAGGAACTGTTAAAAGTGGAGATACTCCAAGTGCAACAATAACAGGAGAATCTCCTAATCAAGTTTTAAATTTAATTTTAGTCAAAGGAGATAAAGGAGATGTCGGACCAGAAGGACAAGAAGGTCCACCAGGGACACCAGCAAAGAATTATATAATTAAAACTACTAGTAGAGTAGTAGAAACAGCAATAGAACAAAATACTAATTATGAAGTACCTACTTATGAAGTAGGTACTAATTCTTTGTTTGTTTATTTTGAAGGAAATAAGCTTATTAAAGATATAAACTACATAGAAATAGACACAACACATATCCAATTTAAAAATTGGAATGTACCAGTAGGAAGTAATTTAGAAATAATAACAAGAAGGGAGGAAAAATAATGAGTGAACCATTGATTTTAACATTAAAAAAGGAATTAGAAAAAATAAAAACAAATATGACCATAGAAACGAATGCAGATAGAAATTATAGTCACACAGGAGGAAATCAATATTTGCAAGAGCCAATACAATTTCAAATAAGTAGAGGAAATGCAAATGAAAAACTAACATTTGTAACTAATGGAATAAAAATAGGAGCAGGAATAAATCACATAAATGTTAAAGGAACAGTTTCTGTACTGCATAAGGAAAGTGATGGGCGTAATGCATTTATATACATAAGAAAAAATGGAACAAAAATGACAGAAATTCAACATAGATTACAAAATATGAATGAAGCTTATAATATGTCTACATTTTATAATTATATGGAAGTAAAAGAGGGAGATTTAATCCAATTGTATATAGCTTTAGATAATGCAAATTTTACAATTAAAGGTTTAAATAAAATATCTGCAACACAACTATATGTAGAAGTAGTAGACTAAGGAGGAGCTATGGAAAACAAAGAAGATAACTTCGAAATACAAGTTCTTACTAGATTAGCAGTAATTGAAAGTAAACTAGATGACTACAAAAAAATAGAAGATATAACATATAGAGCTTACAATAATGCTAAAGAAAATACAAAAGATATAAATAATATAAAAGAAAATATAACATCTTTAGAGAAAGACGTAGAAGCTATAAAAGAGCAACCAAGACAAAGATGGTTTAATTTAGTAGGTAATATAATATCTATTGTAATAACAGCAATAGTAACATTTATATTAGCTAAAATAGGAATTTAATAAAGGAGTGATAACTATGTTAAGCAATAAAATATATGACGTATTAAAGTATATAGCACAAATTGTCTTACCAGCTTTAGCAACCCTATATTTAGCATTAGCAGGAATATGGAATTTACCATATGGAGAAGCAATATCTGGAACAGTAATGGCTATAGATACATTTTTAGGCGCAATTTTAATGCTTTCTAGCACGAAATATAATAAGAGGGAGGAATAGTTGTGAACGATAATGTATTCGAAGAAACAGTAGAGTTTAATGAAGAATTATATAAAAAAAATATAAAAGAAAATGACTTTTCAAGTACAGAAAATGATGGAATAGGAGATGATATTGATGCAAATAACTAATGTAACGTGTCCTATTTCCAAATATTCTATTAAATGCCCATATGAGATGACGCCACAAGGAATATGCATACATAATACAGGAAATGATGCAAGTGCTATATCAGAAGTTTCGTATATGTTAGGAAACAATAATAAAGTTTCTTTTCATGCAGCAGTTGATAATGAAAGAGTAGTAACAGGGATACCTTTTAATCGTAACACTTGGCATTGTGGCGATGGTGGAAGTGGAAGAGGTAATAGAACTCAAATATCAATAGAAATTTGTTATTCTAAATCTGGTGGAGAACGTTTTGATGAAGCCGAAAATTTAGCAGCTTGTTATATAGCTTACTTATTAAAGCAATATGGTTGGGGAATAGAAAAGGTTACAAAACATCAAGATTATAACGGTAAATATTGCCCACATAGAACATTAGATTTAGGTTGGGAAAGATTTTTAAATAAAATAAGAGAACATTTAGGAATACAAACAACACCAGTAGAAGACAATAAAGATTATAGTGGAGGAAGTGATGAACCCGTGAGAAAATATGTAAACGGTAGTACAATTGAAAATATTTATGCTGATACAGCTTTAACTAAAAAGATAGGATACTTAAATCCTAGAGAAGAATGCGACTGTTTTGGAATATATAACAACAGACCTATGGTTAGATATAAAGTAAATGGAAAGAATAACTACAAAATAGGATTTGCAAAATGGACTGGTGGAGTGAAATAAATATAAAAAGTTAGAAGAGGTGTAGTGTAATGTTATGCTACACCTCTTTTTTGCATTTTGGTATAATACTATTCATTAATGACAAGAAGTGTAGTGAAATGTAGCGAAGTGTTCAGAAGTGTAGAAAAGTGTTCAAAGATGTTTACAAATTAGAAATGATATAGTAAAATAGTATCAGAAACAAACAAGAGGTGAATAATATACAAGAAGAAGGCTTTGAAATTTTTACAAAATTAATAAGCTTTCTTTGTATTTATGGGGGGCGATTTTATGAAAGGAAAGTATAATGCACAAAATATTGCTGAATGGTTCTTAAACAAAAATAGAGTTCAAATGAATTTCGAGGATTCTGAATATATTACAAATTTAAAATTACAAAAATTATTATATTATGCACAAGGATATTATTTGGCTAAAAAAGATACACCTTTATTTCAAGATGACTTTTTGTCTTGGGAACATGGACCAGTAATAAGAAAAATATATGATAAATATAAAGTTAACGGTGCAAAAGGTATAGAATATAATGAAGATTTTAAAATCGATATAGATGATGAAACAGAAAGAATATTAGAAGAAGTATATGAAGAATATGGACAATTTACAGCTTGGAAGTTAAGAAATATGACTCATGAGGAAATGCCATGGAAGACAACTCCAAGAAATGAAGTAATAACAAAAGAAAAAATTAAAGAATATTTTGATACTAGGGTTGGATAATGAACGATTGCATTGCAAATAATAATCATATAATACTATCTTTTAAATATTCTGTAAAAAACAAAAAATATACAATAGAAGAAAAAACAAAAGCAAAAGAAAAAAATAATAAAATTTTTAAAGGATTATTTGAAAAGTTAGAAGATATATCAAGTATCACATGGAAAGAATTGCAAAATAGACCTAGAGAAACAGGATATGAAATGATTCCAATAAGTGATTTTTTTATAAACTTAGATAATATAAAAGAAGATTTAAGTTTATCAGATGATAGTAAAATTATAGTTTTTAGATTTAATAATCAAAAGAACAGAATATTAGGAGTTAGATCCCAAGAATGTAGTTCGATTTTATATATAATAGGTTATGATTGGAACTATAGTGCATATGACCATGGAAGTTAAAAAGGTAATTAGAAAAAATCTAGTTACCTTTTTTTAGTATTCGACAAATTTCTCACGACAAAGTAAACATAAAATGTTATACTATTGTTAAAGGAGATGGTCTATATGAATATGAAAAGTGCATATCAAAGATCTCTACGAATGATAAAAGAATTAAATATAAAAAATAAAAAAGAATATATTAAATTAGTGCAAAACTATAGAATTTTAAATTTAGAAAGTTTAAAATATATATGTCAGACAAAAAGATTTAGAAAAATTCGAAAATTAGCAAAAAGTATGTAATTTTAGGTATATAATTACATTACTAATGTATAAAGATGGCTTAGAATCGATTGTTGTAAGAATATGCTTTGAACGCAGTAGTATCAACGATTTCAAAGGAACTACTTTACAATATTATAAAAATATTACTAATATGTTCGTAAAATACTGTTGCCCAGTAGAAGCGCCAGAGGAAGAATAAAATATATAGGAGGGGGATTTTGGGGACGTACCTTAAAATCCCTGTTTTTTTCTAAATATTAATTGTTATCAAAAAAATTAATTCATAGTTAATAAATTAAAAATCTAAAATTAATCAAGAGCAAATTAAATTTAAGGAGGTAAAATGCCGAGAACATCAAGAGAAAGTATTAAATCGAATTTTATTCACATTGTAACAAAAGGACTAGCAGGAGAATTTATTTTTTATAAAAAAGAATATAAAGATAAATATATATCTTTGCTAAACCAAAAATTAGAAAATGGTATACAATTAATATCATATTGTGTTATGGACAATCATGCACATATATTAATGTATATGGAGGATATAAAAATATTAGAAAAATTTATGAAGAAATTGAATACAGCATATGCTATTTTTTATAATTCGAAGGAAGAAAGAAAAGGATACGTCTTTGCTACTAGATATTATTCACAAATTATAAAAAATGAAAGACACTTATTACAGTGTATACATTATATTCATAAAAATCCTGTAAATGCTGGAATTGTAAGTATACCTGAAAATTATAAATATTCATCATGCAATGCAATTATGAATGGAAAGATGAGAGCTGAAATATTAAAAATTGTATTTGGGGAGAATTTTTATTGCATGTATACAGAAGCTGATACAGAAGAAAATTGTAATTTTATAGATGAAAATTTACAAAATAAAATTACAGAAAAAAAGGATATAGAAGATATAATTAATGAATTTTCTAATAAAAAGGGTAAGACAATGAAGCAAATAAAACAGTCAAATAAGCTAATAATAGAATTGAAGGAATATTTGAATATAAACTATAAGGTAAGTAACAAAAATATATGTGCTATATTAGGAATTGGAAAAAATAGAATAACTCTAATAGAAAGAAAATTAAAAAAAGATTAGTATAGTAATTGTATATGCCATAGGGAAAGAATAAAATTATATAAAATATAAAATTTAAATATTTAGTTGTGTTAACTTGAATGAAATGTTAAGTGAATTAGAAGGCAAAAACAAAAAAATGGAAATATTAAAGCAATTTTTTATGATATACTAAGATTAATATATATGGATTTTCAAAAATCAAGAGAATTTAATAAAGCAGAACTACTAAAAAGTACATTGATATATAGGAAAAAAGGAGCATACCTGAAATCCCTATAAGAGGAGTTATACAAATGAAAATGACATGGATAACTAGAAGAATGAGCTATGAACAGATTAAGCCTAATAAACAAGTAAGATATATGCAAATATTACAAAGATTATGCTTAGGAAACAAATCTGCAAAAGAGATTGCAGTGGAATTGTATAATTTGAACTTAGCAAATACCGATGAACGAAATGTTGCAGCTCCACGATTAACTGAACTGGAAAAAATGGGATTTGTAGAGGAAACAGCAAAGAAAATGTGTGAATATACTGGAAGGACTGTAACCGTATATAAAATTACAAAAGAGGGTTTTGACTTTGTAAATAAAATCAAGCAATAA